ACTAGAGTATCCCCTTGCACCGTGAATTGGCTTGGTGTGAGGCTGTATTTCTCTCTGAAAAATGCTAATACGACTTGTGGGTCCATACTTGTGGTTGAATATCTTAATAACATACCATAGTTGTAATCTCTTCCATAACCTGTGTCTGATATAGTAGTGTTATATTTACTATCACTATGATGATGTCTGTGTTGATCACTAGCTAATACTTTCTTTTGTCTACCTTTCAACATGTTTTTATCTTTTTTACCTTCACTCAATTTATATAAGAAATCTATGTATTGTTGATAGAAAGGCATTCCTTTTGCCCATCTTTCCATGGCTACAGCTAAATCATATAGATATTGTCTCTTCTGTTCTTTACTGTACGCCAAAGCTTTCATAGAGTATGCACCTAATTCTATTATTCTATCCCATTGTCTAACTATTTTAAATTTCTTATTTTTAAAATCGCATATTAAGTGTGTTGAACAAAAATCAAATGTTTCTAGTGTTCCTGTAGTTATAAACTTTATTATTATACCTAAACCATAATTCTTACCAAGATTTTCATTCTTCTTTGACCAGTATTTGTAAAATTGTTCTTTTAAAAGTACCTCATCAGATTTTTTTTTGTAAAATACAACAAAATCATCTCCTTTCGCTAAAACTTTTACTTGTACTCCTGCTTTATAAGCCATAAATCTGCAATAAGTAGCCATTCGAGCTGTGTTCATTAATGTAGTGTCTGGACTTCCTGACGTAACTGTAGCATCTATATTAATAGTTGCCACATTCTTTGTAGTTCCATTATCAAAGTATTTCCCTGTCAATTTCCTAAACCTTGCTGTTGATTTAGTGAGAAATGTTTCTTGATCAACATGATAAACACTACTTGCCACTATTCCGTAAATCTGTCTATCTAGATATTTTAATTCATGACTTTGAGTTCTGTCAAAACCACTTCCATCACCTTGCAGAATGTATTCGTAACCATCATTGTAATAACTAGCTATCTTATTTTCTAGTTGATCCCAGTTCAATCCTCCACAGTATCCTTCAAAATGTTCAGCAAATACTGCTTCTAAAGCCCATGTTACTGGACCCAGAACGTATTTCTCATCAGCTAAAGGACCTGCTATTGCTCTAGTTTTAGGTAAACCACAATCATTGTAGTTATCCTTAGGTGAATCAACTAGTTGTACCTCTCTTTTACAGAACATGTTATATTCACTTGTGGTGTTTGTTATTTCTGTAATTTTATCTATTTCA